ACTGGACGATCTTTTTCGTCATATGTAACAACATGCCAATCATTAGTAAAGGAATATACATCGAAAGGAATATTTACTTTACTACAGAACCAAATAAGATTATAAAGTTGCTTGATAGTGCTTTCAAGAATAGGACTCATAGATCCAGACCAATCAAGAACAAAAACCAAACCATGATTTTTACCATCAGCAAGAGTTGTTACTTTCTTAAACAAATCTTCATTATATTTGTATGTATGCAGTTTAGAGCAATCAAGAACTCCAGTACGAGCAGTGGTAGAACGAGCATAAGAATCTGCTGCCTTCTTACATTCAAACTCTTTTACCAAATAGTTGACTTCCTTCTGAGCAGACTTTTTGAATTTAGTATAACTAGAATCTACATAATCAAAGCAATCGGAATTTGAATCGAAATATGGTTTCCAAAAATCAACACAATAATCATGCACTTCTTTGTTGGAAATAACTACTGTATCAAGATTTAGTTCAGGAAACTCTAGATATACATTTTCCATAGCAGATAAATCTGCAAGATCTTTAATTGCATCTGACAGAGAATCTACAGTTTTTGCATTTGGTTCATTCTCAGATAAGGGATCTGAGGCATCTTGATTAGTGCTTCCACCACCAGTTTCTTTAAGATCCGCATTTTCAGATCCATCCGTTTCATTAGCATCTTCACGACGATCTGCTTCCTCCATCATCTCTTCATGAGTCATTCCCTCATTATCACTATTATTTGATTGTCCAGAACTTTGTTGTTGAGGTTGATCGGCATTATTCTGTTTTGCCTTACAGTATTTGTACAAATATTCAGCAGCTAGAACAGCATCAGCAAAAGTTTCTGCACTTCCAATCATATCGATGATTTCTCTTTCCTCACCATCTTCAATAGGAATATCAACAAAGTTACTAATCTTGAACCAGAGATTTGTTCTGTCAGCAAGATTCATTTTAGAAATATCTTCATTCTCAAGACAGAAAAAATCTTCATCAGCAAGTTCGTTATAACCTCTGAAGAAAGTTTTTGATAAACCTGCATACTTGCGTTTCATCAATTTTTCAATGCGAGCATCTTCAGTTATATTAACAAACTGTTGAGGAATTTTACCTTCAAACGACCAATCATCAGGAGTGAATAGAGCATGACCAACCTCATGAGCTACCAACATATCGAAGACAGACTCCGATGCCTTTTTCCACATAGGTAGAGTTAGAACTCTACTCTGAACATTAAACATTGCTGTCTCAACCGGACGATGTTCAACAATCAAATCCTCAGTAGCAAGAAGTTTTGCTAGTTGACCCTTGACTTCAAAGTTGACGGACATGCTTGGTTGATTGTTTCGTATGAATGTATTATAACGGAAGAACAGCCTTCGACTTGGTTCTAGATGCCACTTTAAGAACTGGTTCGTTTTTATGCCGCAGTCGATGGCAACATGCACATAAAATATCACATTTTTTAATTTCTATCATGACCTTCTCCATAGAATATCCATCTCTCAAAAGTTCTCTAATTCCATCAACTTTTAAATGAGGTTCTCTATGATGAAAATCCATACAAACTGGATCGAATATTTTACCACAATCAGCACATGGTTTATTTGTTTTATATTCAACTAACCATTTCATTCTAGACAAAACTTTTGCCTTTCTTGCAATTTTTGACATTTTAGTTATCAGTCACTTCAGGATAAAATGTATTATAGAACCATGAACATTTATCAATGATTCTTTCCTGTGCCTCTTTTTTTAACAGAGGGAATTTACTATTTATCTTTTGTGGTATTAATTCTTTCCTAATAGTATGATCACCATAAGGTGCGAAACAAGAATCATTATAATGCCCCTGTTTAATTTCTGCAAGATTATTATCAAAAGGTTTGATTCCTATAAAATTATAGATGTCAGCAAGAACTTCTTTTGGTTTTTCCATGTAATCTTCATATCTAATAAATTTAAAATTATTAAAATATAATTTTCTACAATCTTGAAGTTCTTTTAAAGCATATAGTGGTGTGCTTATCATGTCGTCGTTTAGATAATTCTCAACACGATATTCCATAATATCTACATCATTAAATTCGTCTTTATCTGGTATTAAACTATCATTTGTTGGAAGTATTCTTTTATAATTTTCTACCTTTTCAAAAGAAGAAATAACTCCTCTCAGATCACGCATTACATAAATGACTTTTGCATTTGGAATGAGTTTAAACAATAAATCATAATCGGTTTCCCATCCACGGCATTTATCAACATATACTTCCCTCTTACATAAGTTATTTGTCCATGATTTAATAACAGATCTCATTAGATCTGTATACAAAAACTCATATTGCTTTATTGTAAATTGACCAGTATTAAATACATTTGCAGAATCATTAGATATTGAAGTAACGATATGAGAAAGATCACTATCAAAACAAACATTCATATCTGGATGCTGATTTAAAAGACATCCTAGAAGAGTAGATCCAGATCTAGGAAGTCCAGATATATTTACAAATTTCATACATCCACAAGTTGAGAGAAATTTTTTCTTTTTTCAAATTTAACAACCCTTTCAAATCTATCATGCAGAGATTCTTTATGGGAGATTACAAATACATTTGCATCTTTTACAACATATTTAATAATTTTTAAAAAGTCTTCAGTTCCAAATCCATCAAGAGAAGAATCAAAGATCTCGTCCATAATAAGAAGATTTGTATTTGTAGAATTTTTAATCTTAGCAACTTCTCTCCAAGTGAACAAAAGTGCTAAGTCAATTCTTTGCTTTTCACCTTCACTGAAAGAACTATAAGAAAAATCTTCATGAATTGGTGAGAGAATTATTTCATTAAATTCTTCATTAAGAGAAAAGTTGATATAAAAATCCATCATTTGCAGATACTTACCCACACTCTGATTGATAAGAGGTAGATACTTTTCTATAATTTTAGATTTTACACCGTTATCTTTTAAAAGGTCATGAATGAAATCATAGTTTAATATTTCATTTTTCTTTTCTACAAGATCATCAAAACTTTTTTCTAATTTACTTTTGAATTCAACTAACTTATCCTTTTCTTCAGTTTCATTTTCGGATTGATAATTAATAGATTTAATATCTTGGGTCAGTCCATAAACTTGAGCATTGAGTTGAGAGATCTTTGCATTATTAGAACTAATAGAACTTTGAGATTCCATGATTGACTTTGTGATATTATCAAAGACAGATTCACGAAACTCTTCTGATTTAATTGTATCTAGAAGTTCTTTATATCCACCTTCAAGTTTCTCAGATTCTTTATTATATTCACCAATCTTCTGATCTTTAATATCACTATGGATATTCTGAGTACAAGTAGGGCAAGTATCATTAGTGGTAAAGAACTCACGATTCTTAGAAATCGTACTAATCTTCTGAGCAATCTTTCCCTTTAAGTTTCCTAGTTTGCGAATCTTTGCCTTTGCATCATGAACACTTTCACGTTCTTCAGTATAACGTTTGATGTCCTTTTCAAGTAAACCATTGTCTTGATTTAGAACATCAATATCGATATTGAGTTCACTGATCTTATTGTTAATCTTTTTGATATTATCTTTACCACGACTTTCAATCTCCTTGATAAAGTTTTCCTGCATCTTTACTTTGTCTGTAAAAGATTCTTTCTTCAGAGAAATAACTTTTACATCTTCTTTCCTCTGCCGTAATTTTTCTTTTACAAGAGTATTCATGGTAGAAAATATTTTAATATCAAGAATATCTTCAATCACTTCTCTTCTACCAGCAGAAGAAAGTTGCATGAAAGGAACAAAGTTACTACTGCCAAGAATTACAATCTGTGTGAAAGATTTATAATTCATCTTCAATATGCTTTGTTCTAAAAATTTCTGCTGATCATTAGCAGAAGCATCTTGATTCAATAAAGTATCATCTCTATAAATTTCAAATATGTTTGGTTTTATTCCTCTACAAATTTTCCATGAAATAGAACCAATAGTAAATTCAATTTCAACTACACAATCTTTCTCATTTGTAGTATTAATTAATTGTGGTTTATTAATTTTACGAAAAGATTTACCAAATAAGACAAAGGTAAGTGCATCTAGAATAGTAGATTTTCCCGCACCATTCTGTCCAATAATCAATGTATTTTGATTACTGTTTAAGGTTATTTCTGAAAACTGATTACCAGTTGATAGAAAATTCTTCCATTTAATTTTCTCAAAAATTATCATCGTATTCTTCAGGTGGAATAACTAAATCATTTGGACCAATAATAGCATAAAGATATTCATGCTCAAAACAGGCATCAATTAAAGGTTCATCTTCAACTTCTACTGCTTTCATTTTTGGAGAACCACTTTCCTCAAGCATCATAACAAATCTTTCGGCATCGTCACCGTTCTCCCAGATATAAAGAACATTTTCACCATCTTCATCAGTGACAGAATATGCTCCTCGTTCATCTTCTCCATCAATTACTATGATATACATGTTAAATCATTTCACAAGCTTCTTTATAGACTTCCTCAATGATTTTAGACAACTCAGTTCTGTCCAAATCTATCTCAGATTCTTGGATATATTTATTTAATAAACTTAATGTATTTTCAGATTCAGTAGTGTCAAGGTTTTCTTTAGAATACCATCCATCAAAATTATAAGTTTCGATGATCTTCAGATCTGCAACATTAGTTGAATAAAGTTTATCAATAAATTTTTCAAACTTTTTCTTTTCAGATTTTTTACGAATAATAAGTTTTACAATTTTATTTTCATATTCAGAAAAATTGAAAGTTTTATAATCAGTATCTTCATAATACACATTATAAAAAATTCTGTAAGGATTATTAATATATTCGTGTTCTAGAGTTTCTGTATCAAAGATAGTAAACCCTCTAATATCATTTACATCGTTCCAGTAGATTTCGTAGGGGTTTCCTGTATAGTGGATGTTTCCATGAGACGATCTAGTGTGATAGTGACCGCTGAAGACTTTGCTGAACTTTGCAAATAATTTGCTCTCATGACCATGCTCCATGATGCACTGTTTATTAGCAGCAAATCCTTTGAGCTCAAGGTGCCCCATCGCGCATTTGCAATCTGTCTTTTGAACAAGTTTGAAAGTTCTGTCATAATTTTCATCATTAATCCATGGTATAAAGAGTATTCCTAAACCACCCAAAGTAGTTTCCTCTGGGTCAGAATATACAGTTACATTATCATATTCACGAAGCAATAAGTCAACCGCATTTACATTATTTGTATTTTTATAAAATGCTGTATGATTACCGACAATTGTATGCAAATGACATCCCATATCTTTTAGGACATCATAATAATTATCTTTTGCCCACTTTAGAGAACTAAAGTTGATTCCTGTTCTATTATCAAAAGTATCTCCCATATCAACAATAGTAGTGATACCACTATCTCTTAGGTATGGAAAAAATACCTCATTATAGAACTTCAAAAAATAATCATGGAAGAGTTTTGAATTCTTCCTAGCACCAAAATGCTGATCAGTAATAAGAGCAATTTTCATGCGTTATCGTTGCCCATGTTTCGTATTTTAGAATACACTGCATCCTTGATGCTATTATAATCCGAGTAGTTTGAATTGTCAACCGTGTTATCATTAGTGAAGACCTGATCAAATCCAGTCTTCTCCAAAATTTTATTTTTAATATCTAATTGCTTTTTCTCTTTTTGAATACGTCTCAGAAATGCGTAGTGAATAATCTGAGTAAAATACGCAAAAGGATTCGTAGATTTTTCTGGATTAAAATTGTGAATGTACTGAATACAATTTTCTACTCCATCAGAGATCATATCATCTCTAAAGATATAATTAACAAAGTTTGGTTTATAAGAAAGATGAGTTGCAATTTTTAGAAAACATTCACCAAGATAGTTTGTAATCCTTGGTTTTGGTTTTTCATCTTCTTGTGCTTTAAGAACACTTTTTTTGTATTCAATAATAGCATCCAGAAATTCTTTATTGTTTACATAATGTTCTGACTGTTTTCTTGGCATTTCATCTCTACCCATAATTCAAGATGTATATATCATACCATGGCTTGACAAATATGTAAAGTACGCCTAGGATAACTCTGCTAGGGTTGATAAGGATTGTATCGGTTAGCTTTTATATAAGTTTTCTAAGTACTTTCTGGCTTCATCTACATCATTTAGATACCCCATTTTTCTACTTAGATTGTGTTTTTGGAACTCAGCATTAGTTTTTCTCCAGAATGACTTGTACATTTTTATAGTAGTTTCATCATTACACTCTACAATTGTTAAAACATTATCCATATCAATTAAGATCATATCTGCAGATGATGTTTTTAACCAAGGATCTACTTTATAGCATGGTTGACCTCTAACAATAATTTCTTCTATTGTAACTGGATTTAATAATACCAGAAATGTTTTATCACCTTCGTCAGAAGGTGATATCATAGAGAATACCTCCTCAGAATTTTTTAGTTTAACTGTTGCATGAAATTCTTCGTAATTTTTGTTCATTATTCTTTAATATCGATATTGATAATTTCATAATTAAAGTCTTCTTGATTATAAATTTTTATTCTTTCAATTAAATGATTTAAAGTGTAATTTTTTGTTCCTCTGATTGTACAATCATCAGAAATATCATATAGTATTGCTTTTGTTTTGTTGTTTCCTTTTCTCAGGACTCTACCTATTGATTGTAGATTACGGATTCTTGATTTAGACGGACTAGCAAAAATAACATTATGAAGATTTCTAATGTTAATTCCTGTGGAGAAGGTTCCATATGAAGCTACGATAATTGCGTTAGTTTCATTCTCAGTAATTCTCCTTACATCTTCCCTCTCATCAGTATTTACTCCACCATGTACGAAAAAGACTTTTCGACTTTCACCTACCTTGCTATTTATTTCATTAAAAAGTGGCTCACCATGTGTGGCAACCCGACTATAAAGAATAAGTGTATTTCCATTCAAGCCATTTGCTAAGTTAACAATAAATTTATTTCTCTTTTCATGAGTAATCAGATATTGTATCTCATCTTCATAAGTTTCAAATTTTTTGGGATTGTGGTTTAATATAAGACATCTAATATCTAAATCGGAAACATGACCTTTTTGCATAAGTTCACTTGTTCGTGTTACTCTGTAGCATGGTCCAAATAATCCTTCCAAAACCCATTTATGAGTTTGAGTTCCATCTAGTGTTCCTGTAAAACCATATCGATACTTGGTATGATGAAGATGTGTCATGATTGTAATGAGAGACTTACTCTTAAATAAGTGCGCTTCATCACCAATAACAACATCAAAATCTTCAAAATAACTGCGTTCTAATTTATAAATAGACTGCCATGTAGTTACGGTTACAGGAAGATCAGTTTCCTTTTCTCGTCCTGCATATATTTTATGACAATATGAATCTGAATTCCAACCATAATCTCGAAAGTCAGAGACTAACTGATCTACTAGACTGGTCGTCGGAACAACTATCAGAATTTTTCTATTCTTATCCATATGATATCGCACGACAGCGTAAATCATCAGACTTTTTCCTGACGCAGTGGGACTTAACAGAATCTTTCTGTTATATTTTAATGCGTCATGAACTGCTTCAATCTGATAATGTCGTGGTGTAAGAGAAGTTATTGATGATAGATAATCTTTAACTCCTTCTAGACTAATTTCTTTATTAATCTCAAAAGGTTTTCCATAGTATTTGTTTGTTACAAATTCGTATGAGTAATCATAATTACTGCAAAATTCTACAAGTCGATGTAAGAGACCTATGTACAGTCTTTTAGATCTCATATCAAATAAATGAATTTCACCATTCCAATTTCTTTTACGATACTGGGGCATAAATTTTGCACCGGGAACCTCAAATCTAAAATGATCTCTTAGTTCATATTCTATGTGGGGTTCTGTAGTAATTTTTAAATATACTTCATTGCATTTTTCTACTATTAAATCAGCCATATCCAGATTGAAATCTCAAGAACTCTATAGAATTTTTTATTTGATAAGTTCTATTAGAAACTTGCTTGAGAATGCTATCGATGTAGTTAATCATAACTTGATAATATTCAATTTTCATAGAGACTGTTGAAAGTTTTTCATCAGCATCAAGATATTTTTGCATTGCATCCTTGTCTCTTACTTTTTTAGGGAAAGGATTTTTTACATATACATCTGGATCTGCTTTTCCAGAATAATATTCATACCGTTCGTGTCGAATATTCTTCCTTTGTTGCTCTGCTTTTGTTTTTAATAGAACTAAATTATTGTAAATGTCATAATATTTCGCATGTAGAATAGGAACTTTGAGTGATTCTTCATGCAAATTATCAATATCAATATGAGAGTCTTTTTCCCACATTGACTTAATCATTTCAATGTCAAATGTCATACTGTTTCTTGTGCGTTAAATGAGTCTGTTATATCGTATATACTATACTTGAAAGTTGCTGTACATGTAAAATATTGAATATCAGTATCTGTTGCATCAAATTCAATATCTGATAGAGATATTGGGAACATATCTCTAAATTTGACAATATACTGAACATTCTCATTACTGGTTAGAATTTGTAATGACCCATCAGAATACAAATTCATTTCTTGACCAGGACTAAAAGATTTTCCTGTTAGTGTATATTCTTTTTGCAAATCATAAATTTGCTGAAGAGAATCTGGAAATCCTAATCCTCTAATCCAGTTTTGAATCTCTAGGTAGTTTTCTAAATTTTCATCTACTAAAAATCTTAAACTAAAATCATTAAAAGACATCATATCACCAGGAACTGGTATCATCCTTGTGTATGATGGTTGCACAGCAACACCAAGATCTACTCCAGGCAGATTCACCGAATTTGTGAAAAAAGAAACTTTTGGAGCTCGGGTTAGATTAAATTTAAATCCTACCGGAGATAAAAAATTCCTGTTTTGTATTTGCCTTTTGTAAGCATTAGACATTTTTAAAGACTAGAGATAATCTATTTATTCCAGTCCCATTAAGTAATTTTTAAGTGAATGTTCCAATTCTTTCTCAGTTAATGCTGGTTCTTCTTTTAAATATTCTTCTAAAATAAACACACAATGATTTTTCATTGCGTCATCACTGGACCATGAAAGTCTATCATTAACAATATCTCTAGGTGTTTTTAGCATCATTATTTTTCTGCTCTAGTATGTATATGCATAAAAAAAGGACCTCCAAAGAGGTCCTGTAAAAACTTTGTGAAAAGATCACATGAGGTTCTTGACTGTTACTCGTCTGTAGTAACGGTTTGCGTTAACCTGGAGTCTACCAAGACCCTGATTACCTGCATCACCTTCAGCAAATGGGTTAGCAACTAGACCGTAACGAGTCTTGAAGCCAATCTTGGGCTGGAAGGTGTTCTCACCAACGGCACGAACCATTTGGAGAGGAACATAAGGACAATAGAAGAGTCCTGCGTCATAAGGTGAAGTACCCTTATAACCTGCAACATAATACTGGTTAGCAGCATTGTTTGCAGAATATGGATCGATGTATACACGGAACTTACCGAGTAGAGTACCAGCAAAGGTGTTGCCAGTGTCATCGACATTGAGGTTTGCGTTGAGTGCTGGGGTGTAGTCTAGAACACCAGCCATGGCTAGAGCAGAAGCAACGTCTGCGGAGCACATGATGATGTTACCCTTTCCTCTACGAGTTCTTTGTGCAATCTGGTTCGCATCTCTTTCGATTTGGAACAGAAGACCCTTGAACTTCTCAACAGACCAACGACCGTTGGAGTCGATGTCTAGGTCAAATTCACCAGCAGTTGCGGTGTTGACGGTAGCACCTTGCTCAGCAACCTTGTAGATGGTTCTGATGACTTCACGGTTGATCTCAGCAAGAATCTCTGTGGAGAGAATGTTTGCGAGTTCAGCCTCAGCATTGAGACCGTGGATTGCCTTGATGTCTTGTGCAAGTTCCAAGGAGTACTCAGCTTTGAGTGCTCTGGACTTAGCGGTTACAGTGACTTTCTCGATTGAGAATGCCATCTGGTTGAAATGATCAGAATCACCTAGTGCTTCTGCATCATCGGTTCTTAGACCTTGACCAACATTGTATGCTAGTTTATCAGCACTTGCAGTTGGGTTAAGAACACCGGGATTGCTACCAGATTGTGCGGTAGTACCCATACCGGAAGCAACATCACTAAATCCGTTAGCGTTGTCGAATCCAGAATCTTGTCCGGAGAATGCGGTATCTGCTTCGTTGAAGAGTGCTTCGGTTCCAGTCTGGTTTGTATAACGGGAACGCATTGCGAAGATGAGTCCAGTAGGACCACTCATTGGCTGAACACCTGCGAGGTCATATGCGACCAAGTTGGGCATTGAGCGTCTGATTAGAGAAATCAGAACAGGGTCGAAACCTCCGGTGCTTCCTTGGACACCACCTCCGGTGAATCCACCATTACCAACTGCGTTGGCAGGTGCTTCTGCGAGGAAAGAACCAGAATTGTTAAAGGAATTCTGCTCTCTAAGGAATTTTTCTTGGTTTTCTAGCAGGACTGCGGTAACTGCTCTCTTATGGGAATCTTGAATGTTATCAAGACCCTGATGATCGAGAACGGGTGCCCACTTCTCCTGCAACTGCTCGGAATTGAACATTGCGGTTTACCTATAAAGTGTTTGTTTTGTTTGAGTAATATTAAATTCAGTTTTTAGCAAATGAAGAGAGTGTCTTCAGGTATGCTGCCATAGATCCAGTAACTTCTGCTGGAGCAACATCTCCACCTTCAGATAGTGTCTCAGTTTTTGCTGCTGAAGATGACTTAGAAGAGAAGTATGATTCTCTTAGCATTTCCAACTTTTCACGATATTTTGCTTCACTTTCAAACTCTACACTTTCAGCAAGTGAAGCGAGCTTTTCCTTCTGTGTGTCTGCAAGACCATCAGAAACTTGATCAAGAATACCCTCTGCTACAGCCTCTGCGAGACGGGAGTTTAGGGAAACATTCTTCTCAATTTGCTCGTTGAGTTTAGTCTCCATTTCATCAAGTTTTTCTACCATGCTATC